AGATACTGTATCTCAAGTTCAAAACAAAATAGACATATTTACTACAAGTGCAACATTAAATTACACCGATGTATCTCCTACTTCTGTAGGAGGACTTGATGATTTTTTTATTTTACCAAGTAACTTATATAAATTAGTAAATGTAACTTATAAAGGAAAAATAGTACAAGCTGTTCCTACTTCTAAATTTGATATGTTAACCTTGAGTAATTTAACTGCTCCTTCCATAACTTATCCAATATATAAAAGAAATGGAACAAGTCTTTTTGTAAGACCACTTAGCATTTATTATACAGCAGCAACTCCTCAAGGAACAGAGCCGCCTTTAAAATGTAATTATGTAAGAAAACCTATAGATCCTGTATGGGGTTATAATACACTTAATAACGATCCTGTTTACAATTCAAACATTTCAACTAATTTTGAAATACCTTCTTCAGATGAAACTTTACTGGTAATAAAAATATGTAAATTAGCAGGACTTAGTATTAGAGAAAATGATGTTGTGCAAGCAGCTACAGCAATGGAGGGTATGGAATATCAAAAACAAAACACATAAATTATGCCTATAATTGGACAAGATTTAACGCAATCTCAATATTATCAAAATAACGGGAATTCACCTACTAACGATAATTGGGGTACATATCAATATCTTTTATTAGAAGATATTATAAATAATTTTCTTCTAACTTACGTTGGAGACGATAAGGTTATAAATAAAATAGAAAGAAACGAAGTTGTTTTTCATGCTAAAAGAGGATTACAAGAAATTCATTATGATGCATTAAGAGAGGTTTTAGGATTTGAAGCACAAGTTCCTGAAACATTACAAATGCATTTACCACATGATTTTGTTAGTCTTGTAAAAGTTTCTTATGTAGGATCAGATGGGTCAACTAGAGATATAACTGAAAACTTTAACTCTAAAATAACAAAATCTTACCTACAAGACAATACAGCTCAGAAAAATATTTTATTAGACGGTAATGGAAATGCGCTTACAGGAACCCCTGTAATAGAAACAAATTGGAAAAATAAAAGATCAGATGGACTAGGAAGCTCAGGGAAGCTCTCTAAAGGAGGAAGATTTGGAATGGATACTTCTACAGCAAACAGCAACGGAAGTTACCTTATAGACAAAAATACAGGAATGATTTTATTTAGTTCAAATTTACAAGAAGAAAATATTATCATACAATATGTTTCAGATGGAGTATACGGTTTATCTGATAGTGAGATAAAAGTTCATAAATTAGCAGAAACATTTATGTATGACTATTTACAGTCGACAATATTAAAATCTAAGTTTGGAATTCAAGAGTATATTGTTAGAAGAGCTTCTAAACAATCTACAGCTTCTTTAAGAAATGCAAAAATTAGGTTAAATTCAATAAAACTAAGCGAATTGACTCAAATATTGAGAGGTCGCGATAAGTGGATAAAGTAATATGAAAATACAAAATACCTTTTCGAAAGGAAAAATGAATAAGGACTTTGACGAGCGTCTTGTTCCTAATGGGGAATATGTAGATGCATTAAACGTTAGAGTTGTAAACACTGCTAGTTCAGATGCAGGTGCTGTAGAAAATGAAAGAGGAAACACAAAGCTTACGTTTATTTCTGAAGCAAACAGTCCTGTATGTATAGGTTCTGTTTCTGATGAGGTTGGTGAAAAGATTTATTGGTTTGTTGTAAATGCTGCAAATCATTCTTTTGTTTATGAATATAATTCAGAAACAGAGACCATGTCTATTTTACTACAAGATACCAGGGGTAGTTCAACTCAAGTATTAAATTTTAATCAATACTACAAGATTACTGGAGCTAATGTCGTTTACAATACTTCTACTAACCAGAATCTTTTATTGTGGACAGATGGATACAACCCTCCTAGATGTATTAATATTGAAAGAGCTAAAACTTATGGAATAAATAATTTTATAGAAGATGATATTAATTTATACAAAAAACCTCCTCGAAAAGCACCTACTGTAACTCCTTATAGTACAGCGCAAGTAACAGAAAACGCTGTTAAAGAACAGTATTTTGCTTTTTCTTATAGATATAGATATTTAGATGGAGAATATTCTGCATTATCTTCGTTTACTGATTATCAATTTACACCATCTACAAAATTTAGGTTAGATTACAATACCATGGAAAATCTATCTATGCTTAATTTGTTTAACGCATATAGAATAGGTTTTAATACAGGAGATAAAAGAGTTACAGATATTCAAATATGTTATAAAAATCCTAGTTCAAACTTAGTTTTTGTTATAGAGAATTTAAATAAAAAAGAAAAAGGGTATCAAAACAGTACAGAAAAAACTTATTCATTTAGTAATAAAAAAATATATAGAGCTCTCCCAGACGATGAATTAGGTAGAATATTTGATGATGTTCCTTTAACTGCAAAAGCACAGGATTTTATACAAAATAGAATTGTATTTGGTAATATTACAAAACAATATGATATACTTAGACAAGAAGGAGATATAGAAAAAATAAAAATAGACTACACTGCTGAAAAAGTATGCTTATCTCAAGATGGTTATGAAGGAACATCTACTATAAATTCTAATCAAACATTATTTACATTAGATTTTTCTGCTTTTAGTTTAAATAAAGGATATAATGTATTTCTTGGATTAGCTTTAGAGTCTGCAGAAGCAGGATCTGCTCCTAATGTATATTTTAACGGGGATTTTGTAGGTGACAATGCTGTTGAATTGACAGAAAGCTACAGTAATGCACAAAGTTTTTCTAATTCTAATGATTTTGAACAACTATTAAATGCTTTGACAAATAATTTTTCTGCATTAGTCACAACAACAAGTCCCCCAAACACGACATTAGTAACATATGGTGCTTTTACTTTGTCTAGTGTTACTGCAAACACAATTGTATTATTAGCTCCTTCTATTATACATAAAGTAGATAATACACCAGGAGATTCAACTGATACTAATTTTACAAATATAACAGAACCTTTTAAATTTAAATCAGATTCTGCTTTTTATGTAAGAGAAACAAATTCAAATTTGTCTTTAAAAAGTAACAGAAGTTATGAGTTTGGATTAGTTTACTTAGATAAAGATGGTAGGTATTCTTCTATTATACCAGCGTCAAACACATCTGGATATAATTCTTCTGAAATATTTATTCCTGTAGAAAACTCTGTAGATATAAATAGAGCCAGGATAACATTAAATCATCTTGCTCCATATTGGGCTGATAGATATAAGTTTTTTATTAAAGCCAATAGAGATAAGCATTTTAATGTTTATAGTACTATATTTTATGAAGACGGAGTGTATAGGTGGATTTTAATGACTGGAAATAATATAGCTAAAGTTGAGGCTGGAACAAATTTAATTGTAAAGTCAGATGATAATGGGCCTTTAGGAAAAGAAATTAAGGTTAAGGTTTTAGCTTACGAAACTAAGAACGCATTAGACATAGATCAGTCAACAGAGAACGCTTCTAAAGAGGGTTGGATAGAAAACAATAAAGATGCTGCAGATAATCCAATAAAAGAAATAGCAGGAGTTTATATGAAGATAAAGCCAGTTGGGTTTTCAATGGATTTTAATCCTAATAATTTTGCTACATACGAAAATAGTGATAAAATTAAATGGGGTATAGGTAGAAATGGATACGTTAATACAACAGTTCCTAAGGAGAGTGAATATGGAATAGCACAAGTAAAAGAAGGGTCTAATTACATAAATTTAGATATAAACACAGGATCTACTATTAGTTTAAGATTTGATTCTTACGAAAGACCTGATTCAGATAATAATGATAGTAGGTTTTATGAAAGAGAGTTTGTTGTTGGAGCAAATTATTCAGGAGACGCAATTATGTGTTCATTTGAAAGATTTTTAATAGCAGAAACATCATGGGAGAAACCGCAAGGTCAATCATATTATAGAGATCCTGATAGTCAGTTTGATCTTACTTTTTCTAAAACAGGAAGTGGAGCAGCTACTAGGCATCGGTTAAATATTAGATCTACAGAGTTTACAAGAGCTTTAGAAAGGGGCTATATTAGTGTTGAAATTAAACTACTTCTTGTCAATGGATTATTAATATTTGAAACAGATCCAAAAAATTTAGATAGTGATATATATTATGAAGGAGAGCAAACTTTTGATATTGTAGGTGGGTATCATGAGGGGAACACACAAAATCAAACAAGCTCTAAATCTGCAGTAGTGTCTTTAACAACAGGAAATTGTTTTTCTTTTGGTAATGGAGTAGAAAGTATACAAATAAGAGATGAAAGATTATCTCCAATTTATAATATAGACTTAAGACCTAACGTTTCCTTGCTTGATGGATACAAAAAAGTTTACAATACAACAACACTTACTTATTCAGGAGCTTTTAATGAAAATAGCACATATAACTCATTAAATGAATTTAATAATAGAAGAGGTATAACTAAAAAAATGGACGCTAAATACGGGTCTGTACAAAAACTTTTTGCAAGAGAAACGGATTTAATTGTATTTCAGGAAGATAGAGTTTCAAAAGTTTTATATGGTAAAAGTTTAGTGCACTCCTCTGATGGCTCTGCTTCTCTTACTACTATAGAAAGAGTTTTAGGTCAAGACGTTGCTTATAGTGGAGAATATGGTATATCTATAAATCCTGAAAGTTTTGGAAACTACGGAGGTAGTATGTATTTTACAGATGCCGCAAGAGGCACTGTTTTAAGGCTTGGTCAAGATGGGTTGACGCCTATATCTTATTATGGAATGAAGGCTTATTTTAAAGATACTCTTTATGGTTTTAAAAACAAATTTAACGTAGGGGGTATAGACCCAAGAAACCATCAGTATGTGTTATCTATGAACCAGTCAGCTATGAT